TTCGGCATCATCATCGCTCGTTCTCTTACCATATTACGTAAAGATTCTATAATGATCTGTGTGTTGGTTCCCCGTATCGAATCATCTTCCCGTACACGAGCATCCATTTGTTTTTGATTCTTGTCGGCAACTTTTGTAGCAGCAGTAAGTTCTACACCCATTTCTTTCAAGTCAAGTTCCCTGTTTCTAATGGCAAGTTCCGCTGCATCTTTAGTTGCACCTAACTGCATCTTCTGTTGTTCCAGATCAAGCCTCGCACCTTCAAGCATGATGTTCTGTTTTTCAAAAGATTCTCCACCTTCACCACTACTTGCTTCAAGTATTTTCTCAGCCGCGTTTATTGAAAGCTGACTTAGAACTTCAGGAGAAACTTGATCAGGTTGTTGTCCCATCTGTTGTAGTTCAAGTTTTACCATACCGGACATTTGTTCCTGATACTGCATAACCATGTGCTGCTGTATATTTGCCTGAAGAACAGGAATAGCCGGAGCCATCATTTCCGTTTTACCAAGAGTCGGATCATCTATGAAAGCTGTTTTAATTGCAATGTGGGCCGCATGATCCTGTTGTGGAAAAGCCTGTATCGGCATTCCCTTTACAACCATTTGAATGTCGGTAATCGGATCATGCGGTTCCGGTGGAGTCTTGGGAGTGAAAAATCTTTCCGGGTTCTGAATGTTGGCCGCTTTTAAAATCGAGAGATGCACGTTTTCCACATTGTACAAACCTTGCGGAGCTTGGGAGGACAATTGCAGAACCATCTGTGCCATAGATAAACGATGGGCAGCAGAAGGTACGTTAGGATCAGATACAGGAATAACATCCACACGACCATCAAAATCAGACTTAAATACACTAGAGGTGATATTAGGTACATCATAAGGGTATTCATCAGGTAAAAACTCATGGTTAATTTTTGCAAGGAGACGGAACTCATCCCGTTGGCTCTTGTGTAAACGTTTATGAATTGCACTGAAGAACTTTGCAGAAGATTCAATAAGAGCCATTGTCGTTCCAACAGGACCGTAGTTGGAAGATTCGTTTACAATCTGTTCTGTCTGATCCGCAAACTTCTGTCCTGCCGTTGTTAACCAGTTCAACATGTTATAAAGAGTTTGGGACGGTTCTTTATAAGGTAACGGAACAATAGATTTCTGAAGATCAAGTCCTGTTGCTTCTACTTCCCTGAACTCACCGGGAGCTATCGGATCATTGCCACCTACAACACGTACTCCACGTGCTTTGAAACCACCGGGAAGATTAGAGAACTGTCCGGCATCAACCAAACTACGTAAGGCAGATGTCGCACTCATTGTCATGTTACCCAACAGATGTATCAGACCCAAACCGTAAAATCCAAATCCCGGTACAAATTTATAATGTGTAAAGTAGGTTTGCTTTGATTGGGTTGGGTCTTCTTTTGACCAGTTACGCCGAATAGATATTACTTTACGGCTTTCTTCTTCAACTGTTATAACATAAGGAAGAGCAACTTCATCCGGGCTGTCAAATGGTTCCGGTAAATCCATGTGACAATGCTGTTCTAAAATCGTGTATTGTTGGTCGTAGTTTTCCGCAGGACCAATTCCCATAATTGAATCTATTTTACTTGTGAAAGAATTGGGATCAGGGGCCGTAGCTTCCTGTAAGTCAGCATCCATATACATTCCTGATGCCACATCCCGATCCATTTCAACAGGACTACGATAAATAACATGTGTGTAGCGTTCTGCTTTTTGAAGATCAGAAGCATGGTAAGAAACGTAAAACTGGTCAACAGGTACAAATTCAGAACATGGACGACGAATTGAAGGATCGTAATACATTTTCTTAAATGCAGATCCGATTAAAGGAAGATGAAACAACATCGTTTCAAATTCGTCAAAGTATTCCGTAATCTGTTCCGTTAACTGGTAGTTCATAAAGTTCTGAACACGATTAGCCTGATCCTCGCGTTCAGGAGAAGTTGATCCTATAATCTGTGTACGTACAGGACCACCAGCCGGAAATAATTCTATGGTAGCTTTGGATTGAAACTTAACAGCGGATTCGATTATGAGAGGAGAAACAGCCGTACACGAACCTTCAAACGGTTCTGTTGTCTCTTGAAGCTTCAGACCAAGAAGATCAAACCCTCTTTCAAAAGTAGACTCCCATTCTGCTCTTGATTCTTTATCCGCTTCGTAAGCATCCGCAACTTTCTCTCCAATATCCTGAAGTTCTTCGTCGCTCAGTAATTCAGCAAGATTGGCGTAGTGATCCTGCTGTGCTTCCATTAATGCCTGATCATCTCCAATATCCTGAAATCCCATTTCTACAGCAGCATCTGGATCTTCCAATTCTATTTCAATGTCACTTTCCTGTATAGAAGGATTAGGTCCACCAACAGCACCGCCGGGAATAACTGAAAACGGATTACGTTCAACTACGGCCATTTAAATATTCTTTCCTTTTATCACGCTGCATAAGATTCTTTTGAAAAATTCCAATATCCTTTGCGCGGTGGTTTATAAATATCTTCATCATCTTCATCATAGTCAGGATCATCCGTATGAGAAACATACCATGAATCTCTCATATATAGTACAGCCATTACCATTGCGTCAACCTGATCATCGTGTCGGGCGTTTGGAAATCCAATTGCCTCTTCAATAAGATCAAAAGCCCATTCTTTATTTTCAGGCAACCAGATACGTCCTGATTCCAAAAACGGAGTTGCAGCCGTAGCTCTACTTACTTTATCACGGTCAGGAGTAAATTCCAAAACAGGTAATCCTGCTCTACGCAAGTCCTGAAGAAGTGACTGACCTGAAGCTTTCTTCTCTATCATAACAGCATCAGGTTCGTGTTTTTCGTATTCTTCCTGTGCTTTAGCACGTAAGTCAGGATATTCAAATCTTCCCCTTATATTTCCAAGAAGGATCAGTTGTGGGATTAAACGTTCCTTTCCTACACTATCTGTTTCCCAAATTTCAAATATTCCCCACGTCTGCATCACAGAGTAGTCAGCCGTTGTCTTTGCGGAAAAAGCTGTGTCCATTGTCTGAATAATAAATTCACATTCCGGTGGATCATCGTGAGGCCATGATTGAAACCATCCCTTTTTAATAATACCTCCTTCTTGCGGTGTCGGATCTTGCATGTAAAGAGATTGCCAATAACGACTTCCATTATGACGCTTTATTTCCAATTCGTCCAGTTTTAAAATATGATCAGGTTTCCATTCAGGAAAGTAACTTGATCCAACAGGTAAATCAAGAAGATCTGCCGCCTGTTCGTCAAGCCACGCCGGGATCTTGATTACCTCCCACGGATGCAGAACTTCTTCAGCCGTTGAAGCATTTTTCTCATTATCCAACAACCATCCGCAAATGTCGTCTTCGTGATACCGTGTGTTGATAATAACGATAGAACCTGACGGCATAAGACGTGTACGTAAACCAGCCGGGAACCATTCCTTTACGTACCGCCGTCCAGCCTCACTGAACGCATCCTCTTCCGACATTACGTCATCAAGTATTGCTACGTGTGCGCCACGACCTGCAATCTGTGTTTTAACACCAGCAGCCACATACACACCATTGTGGTTGGTTTGCCACTTACCTGCCGATCTAACATCGCTTCTAAGTTTTACTTGTGGGAAAATAGTTTGAAACATTTCATTCCCGACAAGGTCACGTACCGCCCGACCAAAGTCAGATGAAAGCTGGTCACTGTGAGATACACTGAGAATTTCGTGATTAGGGTGTCGTCCCATATACCAAGCCGGAAAAAGCTTTGAACAGATAACAGATTTACTGGAACGGGGAGGAAGAAACACCATCAAACGTCTGCATGTTCCGTCATCCACTTGTTGAAGTTTATCACAAATAAGTTCAATGTGTCTTCCCATACGAAAATCCGCTATGAGAAGCGGAGCCATCATACGGACAAACGTCATAAAATCTTGGGAAGAGGAACCAATTACATTTTCAAACAAACGGTCCCGTAGTGCAAGTTCATTTGCATTAGCAGAAACAGACATATTTTACCCCATTGATAACGAAACAAGGAAAATAAATCCTGCAATAATAGATATGCCAATGATGAGTTGAAGAATATTAGTCCATTGTATCATACGATACCTTTACCATATTGTCCGGCTCCGGGTAACGAAGCAAGACCACTTGGCATTTGTTGAGGCATATACGGATTCATGTTTGGAAGTTGGTTGAAAGGTTGCTGTTGGGGTGTAATCCCTGCAAGATTCTGATTAGAGAACTCGTTAGCATTGGGTTGATTTGGTAGATTTTGCTGCATTTGAGCCATACGGCCACTATCCTGCAACTGCATATAGTTAAAATATGTATTCGGATTTTGACCAAGTACAGGAGACGAACCCGTACTACTCATGTGAGGAGGAGGAGCAAACCCTTGACCCATTTCGCGTCAGCCTACTGTATCATATTCATACCCAGCAGCAACCGTACACCCCATCGGAGTCTGTGTTAAAGTTTCATTGTCTACGGCTTCAACAACTCTTCCTTTACTATATCCTTTAACCAACGGTTGTCCGGTACGTGCTGCTAAATCTTCAGCGGCTTTTCTCCCAGCAGCATTATACGGAAAATGTGTACTTCCTACTTGTGGCATTTTAAGCTTTTCCTTTCTTCTTCCAATCCTTACCGCGTTTGCCCCACTTGCCGTAAGATTCATCTCTGGAAGCTTTCAACTGTTTCTTTGTGCGCTTCTTCTTTTTCCGCATTGCGATAGATTCATCTTCTTTATCGTAGGCTTTCTGTTTCTTTTTCTTTCCTTTTACGGGACCACCTATTGCATATTCGTACCCGTCTACAACACTACCGCCTACCGCCATACGTCCCATCGGACGGCGTTGACCAAACGGAAGCACACCCGTTCTGTCTTCGTCACGTGGACCTTCATCTTGCGGATAGAGTCCTTGTCGATTCATTCCGTATCTTGAGGGCATTTGGACTTATCCTCCCTTTTTAACTTTAAACGGTTTTGGTTGAGAGTACTCTTC